ACTCTCAACCAGCCTGCTGTTCCGACCGATCTGCGAGATGGTCTTCTCGGGATCCAAGCCGATCTCCCGCAATTCCTCTTCTAGAGGACGAACATTGAATGGACCGTTCATCTCAGGATCCTCCGTTGGGCGAAAACCCTCGCGCCATCGTCTCTGCAAAAGCCGCTGCTAGCGACAACCCGTACATCTGCCCGGAGATAGTGTCATGGATTGCGGCAAGCACATCCAAATCACCATCTTCAGAAAGTGCCAACGCATCCTCTACTGCCCCGCTGAGTTCAATCAAGTCCGAGGCGTAGTTGTCCACGAAATCGACGTACTCATTGACGGCCTCTGCGTCTTCGCCCTCGATCTCGCTACCTTCGTCGACTTCTGGCAAGTTTTCCGTGCGCTGCATGAGCGCCGAAATGTCTCGCTCCATGACGCGGAGCGCCGAAACCACCTGATCACGGTCCTCGACGCCCTCTCCCAGGAACACCTCGATCGTCGACTCCAGCTTGGTTCCGTCCGTCCCGACGTAGTTCAGGATCTTTTCCCGGCTCTCGTGGACGGCCTGGTACCAGTCGGACGAGGGCACGTCCAACTTCTTGAGCCGAGAGGGGACGCCCTCCAGGGTCATCGACGGGCCGGCCGACACCATCTGCCTGAGGTGGTCGCTCGCCACTTCGTCGTCACCGCCCAACAAGCTATCCACCGCCTGCATCGCTTGGGTGCGCGTGTGCAGGCTGATCTCGTTGGCTTCGTAGACCGGGACGTTGATCTCCTCAATCTCCGAAATCTGAGCCGCATCCCCATCCATGCCCCAGCGAGCACGAAAGAACTTCCCGCCCGGGGTCGCTGCGACAAAGTGCTCTGCATAGGTAGCGAGCACCATCGTCTCGTCGGAACCAAACAGATCCGACTGGTCAGATACGGCCTCTGAGACTGCTCCCATGGCCGACTCGTAACTGCCAGAAACTAGCTTGGCGAGAAAGTCTCCATCGACGAACTTCTCATTGGGCATGGCACTTGAATCCTTCATCTACCCCACGAAGATTTGGGCCAACGGTACGACCCGACAGTAAAACCTGTCAAGTAACCGACGCCCCGCACAATGTAGTGTACGGCCACCCATAAAACCAAAAAAATACGCGCGCTTTCTAGCTGCGCATCGAGCCGCGAATCTCGCCCACAAGAGCCTCGACCCGACTGATCCTCCGCTTGAAAGCAGGATCGTCCCTGATTAGCTCCCTGGCCTTATCCTCAGCCTTCCACCGAGAATCCATCTTGCGGTCAAAGTTACGCTGGGTGGCCTCTTCACGCTGCTGAAGAACACGAGCAAGACGCTGTTCCATCAGATGCAAGTCTCGACGCGACAATCCCTCTTTTGCGGGAGGGGTCGCCTTCGTCTCCGCGGGAGGAGGCGGCTCGTCCTCCGCAGGCATCGCAGCCTCTTCGCCGCCCATTTGGGCCTTGGCCAGGAGACCTTGGATTTTGGCTTCTATTTTGCCCTTCTCCAGCGTCTCTTTTTCGCGCTCTTTCATGACGCGCTCGGCCTCGGTATCCGTGAACTCAAACAGGCTGGTAAGCATCCACTTCGTGGATACGTATTCGCCCATTCTTTGAGCCAGGTCCGAGGTCGCGCTCATTACTTCCACCTTGGCAAGCTCCAGAATGGCCGACGGGACCTCCATCATCACGTCGTAATCGATGGCATCCGGGTCCGCGCCAGACGCCACCAGGTGAACGCGGCACGCCTTCTTGTAGCCGGAGCGCATCTCTTTCTGAATGCGCATGATCGTCCGGGCAAACCGGATGTCCTCGGTCGACAAGGACGACTTGGTCGACTCGCCGCCGAACCCTAGATAGACCTTAGGGATCTTGAGGGCCGCAACCAGCTTGTCCCGATGGTACTCAAGCGTGTCCGTCTCCGCGTAGTCGGGACCATTGAGGACCTCAATGCGCGTCGAATCTTTTCCGCCACTAGTAGGGATGAAAAAATCTTCATCATGCGAGTTGCACACGAATACGCCAGCGCTCACCGCGAACGTGTGAGCAGGCTCTACGGTCAACGTGTACGTGTCTTCTCTCTCTGAAAGCCACTCGACAGAGACCACCTTGTGATTGTCATCCACGGCAGCTTTTCGCAGCTCACCAAAGTCTGAATAACCCTGTTCTAAGGCCACTTTCCTCAGCATGTGCCGATGGATAGACTTCACGTTTCGCGTGTTGGCCGCATTTAGCGTCGTCGCAAGCGCGTCAGTGGCAGCGCCAGCGATCTCGTCCATGGAGGCCGTTGGATTCTGACGAATCAACTCGAACAAGCCCTCGATAAAAATCGGAGGAAACTTGATTCGCATGTTGCTGGCAGCTTGATCGCGCCGAACCTTGTCTGACCACATACCAGACATGGCTCGGCTACGCGCCACGTTGTCTTTCGAGTGTTTTTCCGAGACGTTATACTCTCGAATAAACCGCCCCTGATCCCGCTCTTTATTCAAGACCGACGTTCGCATTCTTTTTGATTCACTCTTATTGTACCGAGTGATGTTGCGTGTCGAAGCCTCTCTGAGACGAGCATCTAATCCGCTATCCACCTTGCGCAGCATTGCAACCGCCTTGCCGCCCGCTTGGCCAAGTCGGATATGTAGCGCTCGATGCTCAAGCGGATCCATGCTGGTCAGATTCCCTGGGGCATTGTCCATCCGTTGCAAGTTTGAGTGATGAATCACTTCCCCCTTACGGTAAATGCCCAAATCCCTGGCCACGAAACGATGCGTATAAAGCGATTTCTGGGCCTTTGGGCAATAGGTGAGGTCATAACCCTCCAACGCTTCCCCTTTTGCCTTGGAACTAACCCGGCTCCGGTACGGCATGAGCGAGTCACCCGGCAAAAGTTCTTGAGCCTGAACCTTCTCGCCAGACCGCCGAATCATCTTGTGATCCGGCGTCACCACGACGCTCTGCCCGTTGTCGAGTGTCACCCGCACCAATTCCGCATCACGCCGCGTCTTGCCTGCCCAGGCCACCTTGCCCGGTCGCACACGACCCTGATCATCAAGATCGGACGAGTACACCCACTGCTCCTCGCCCCGCTCATATGCCTCGGTCATTTCAACCAAGGTTTTCGTCGTACCGTCGAGCAACGGAACCTGCGTATCCCCTCGTAAACACAAGGGATTGTAGCGCATGTCGATTTTACCCGTTGAAGGGTTCACGAATCGCTTCTTGGTGAACTGGTTTTTGACCCTGTTCACGAAGGCCATGCCGCGCTCGTGGTCCAGCTCGCCCGTGTCGATGTAGAAGGCATACCGCGAGGGCGCGCGCGAGAGCTTGTAGATCAGGAGCGCATCCTCAAGGAGGTTGAGACGCTTCCAAATCCAACGCGCCGGATCAATGACCCCGTGCCCGTAGACCGAGCGCAAGTGCTTGCCCCGCAGGCGCCAGTGCAGCACCTCCCAATCCTCGAACACAGTCAGTTCACCAGGAGCACGACCCTTGACCGAAGCCGAGTCCCGATTCTTGGCCAGCTGATAGAAGTCCTCCAAAGACAGGTTGAACTCGCCGCGCACGTCTTGAACGAAACCCAGCAACTCACCCTTTGGACCCTCGACTCGACGAACCGTAGGTGGAGCGATATAGTTGATGCCAATCAATCCCTGTTGACTAACCAGCATTTCTCCGAACGCATTCCCGTATTTTCCTAACTGTCTAGCTAGTCCCCAAGCATCATCATCAATAAGCACTCTTTTGTGCAGCATGTCGTTCAGATCATCGGAGATTGTTTTGTCCTCCGCCTGAACCCAGACCGACTGGCCCTCTTCCATGTTGGGAGTCGTGCTGTCGTCGGCGTAAATATCCAGTGAGCTGGCTATCTCTGGATATTCGTCCATCTCTTCTGCATCGGTGTACCGAGCCTGGAGATCCTGATCGATTCGCAGGTGTTCCGCGAGCCCATCGCCCCCAAACTGGGAAACCAGGTTGTAGGGCAAACCTGCCCGCTCAACTGACGGGTTACCGCCGCGCTTGAGCGCTGATGCCTGCATCTCAGGCGCACGTGCAAAGAACTGCCGAATCTGGGTGCTGACCGTGTTGGTGAACCCCTCAAGCAGCCGCTTCTTTTCCGCCACTTCCTACCCCCTCGTGAATGGCATCCTGCCACCGGGACCACCGGTATGTGGCTGATTCACAGTAGCGCCTGCGCCGTTCTGCTTGCCAGAACTCGGCACCATAACAGAACCCCCTGTGACCCACGAGTAGTCGGCTTTCTCGGTCGGATCACCCATATGCAGCCCCATCTGCGGCACCAGGGGCACACTCGGCTTGTACTTGGTCAGGCTGTAAATGACACCCGCCAAACCATCCGCGAGATCCTTGCTGCCCTCGGCCGGGTGGTCGATCTTGATCTTCCCAGAGGCCGTAGGAAACCTCTGAAGGTCTCGAAGCTCCTTGATCAGATGGGGATGGTTGTGGGTACGTATCCGGCCCTCGTAATACGTCGTCTTGAGCACCTCATAGGGCTCCGAAGTGCGATCTACTGAAATCAGCTCCGCCGTGATCCCACGTTGCCGAGCCTGCTGCAACGTATCGGCCGACTGGTACTGATCGGTCGTGAGCCGAGAGATCATAAACCCGTGTTCCTGGAACATGTAGATGATGGCTCGAACGTCGCTCAACAAAATCTCGTCACCAGGTGGCGGAACGATCCTCAAAAGCAGATCTGTCTCGAACACCGGGGCAACCTCGTTGAACTCCATTCCTCCCGCATCCCGACGCACGACCTCGGTCCAGTGCGACCTGTGCGCGATGACCAGGCCCGTACAGTCGCCCGTGAGAGACGGATCGATGTGAACGTACCTGACCGCTTCCGGATGACGCTTAGGGCGCCACCCCTTCTCCGAGTAGCCACCGGGCAAGCTGCGCTCAAACGTGTCTGCGATCAGGCCCCACTTGATGTCCAACGGCGTGCCCGCGATCCATTCGCCACCTTCAATGGGCCACGGCAAATCATGGTCTATTGCCGCGTGCAGCGTGTCGATCCGATGAATGAACGGGGAAACCGTGAGGGTCGCAATGCCCGCCAAATCTCGGAGCGATCCCTCCAGGTCGCGGTGGAAGTCCTCCCAATAGTCCATCGGAACATCAAGGACGAGCATGTCGTTGCTGCGGTAGAACTCGACTTGCTTCGGATCGGGGTCCTCGCCCAGGATTCGACTCGGAGAGGTATCAGTACCCGCCACGACCTTGAACGTTTTGTCGGAGATGAACTCCTTGGGCTTGGGTCCCCACACTGGGTAATCCCGCACGAAAAAGTCGGGATCCTTCTCCTCTACCGCCTGCTTGATCCGCCGTTCGATGAAGGCCGTGGGCCGCTCCTTTGACGACGCCACTACCATGAGCCCAGGCAGCCGACCCACGCGTTGAAAGCGTGATTTCATGCGGCGAATGATCGACTTGTAGATGGCCTCGCCCTTGTCAACGATCACCTCGCGACCCGAACGATCAACCTCCTTGCCAGCGCCCATGAAACTCGACTCGTCGATGAAACCA